CACAACAGAGTTATGTCTATCGTAGTATTCTACCTGCATTTGTAGTGCATGAATAGCTTTCTGTAGGTCTTGTCGGTGAGTACCTTTCTCTCTTGTCAAGTATTTATTTACTTTAGTGTAGATACTTGCCTGTAGACCTACGTAACCAAAGTTAGCAAAGGTACTCTCAAGAGGCTGTATGCCCTGCTTGGTATAGTGGTCGCCACCTACTTGTGTATCAAGTGCTTTAGTATCCATTACAGCCTCCATATCTCCGAAATCATCTATGAAATTATACTTAGGCCAATCTATGATTTTAGTCATTGTCTGAATCCTCTTCCGTAAACATTTCTAGGTTTTTCATTATCAAGTCCTCATAACGATCAACTAAAGACTCACTGGTGATACTTAATAGCTCACACAGGAAGTCCACATCATACTTTTTAAGTATCTGCTCTCTTATTTCTTCAAAGGTGCTAGACATTTTAAATGCTCCAGTAGCTTATCAATAGATTTCATAGTGAAGTGCGCTAGACCTTCCTTATCACACCACTCACCTAGGTTCATCTTAGAGCCTTTTCTAAGACGTTTACGTTCATCAGAGAATACAAATATCAACGGCCTATCAATCTCGTCCCTGATAGCTTTGTACTTCTGAGTGTCACCTACCCTAAAGAAGCCCTTACACTCTATCATAGCTCCTGTACGTTCACAGATAAAGTCTGGTACGTACTTCTTATGAATAGTATAAGGTAACCTGTAAGGTTCGTACTGGAATCCTGTAGTCGCTTCACTAAAGGCACTCTCTAGGCCTGATCTAAACTTTGTCATGTTCTAATGTATCCTTTATGGTTAAGCGTTTAAAGCCGTCCCAAGTACGCCTCATGTAAAGCAAGTTCCAACACACCTCTAGCCTATCCTTCCAATCATCAGGGTGAGCCTCTTCCCAAGCCTCCTGCACCTTAGCCAGCATATCAGCCTTAGATACGTCAGCTAGAAGCTTCTCAGCTTTCTTTGGGCCTATGCCCACAAGACCTTGTATGTTGTCCGTAGAGTCTCCTGTAAGCATCTGTAGGCACATCTTACGATAACCTTGATCTTTACATATGTAGTATAAAGTTTCTTTGGTGAAGTTGTAATGCCAACCTTCTACCATGTCAATGTCTTTATCTATATGTGCAATAACATAATGCTCTTTAGCGTCTAAGGATTGTTGCGCCCATATGGATACTACATCGTCAGCCTCACAGTTATCAGACTTGAAGTGCCCTAGACTGTAGGCGTACTCATTCAAGTCCTTACGCCTCTCTACTACAGCCTCGTCTACATTGGACACCTTACGATGCCCTTTGTAGTCTGGCTCTATGTCGTACCTAAAGTTACCCTCTCCCTTAAGTGCTACGTATACTCTACCGCTACAAGTCTCCCACTGTATTTCTTCAATGGCTCTATCATAATACTCCATAGCTTTCTTTAAGCTTATGTCAGTCTTAAGAGCTATGCGATAGATGATAGAATCAGCATCAACAAAGCATTTATCAAAGGGCTTGCCTTTACTATTCTTTATGTTCATACGCTACCTTCTATACAGCTTACTGCTGTCTCTAAGTTTACTTTAAACCACTCATTCTTTCTGTCTTTACTTAAGACCTCAAGTGCCTTGTGTGCCTCTACTTCTGCTGTGTGTCTGTTCTCCTTAGTGACACTATGGTATAGCTCGTAAGCTCTGAATGGGTCGCTTGTCTGGTAACTTTTAAGACGATCTGTAGCGTCAACAGCTTTACCTATCTTAACCCACTCAGGCCAAGCCTTGTTAGTAATGATGTACACATCACCTTTGGTTGAAGTAGTATAATTAGTAAAGGAACTAAAGGCTGCATCATTAAATGATTTGTAATTTCCAGACTTCCATAGTGGGTGAGTCTGAGGCACATACTTACCATCCACGAACATTCGCCTTTTGTTTTTATTATTAAGAGCGTCACATCTACGTCTTTCGTTTGTACGTTTGTTTCTAATCCACCAATCACCATCTTCAAATGACGTATTGATATTAATTAACTGTTGCTTTTGTGGTGCTATATTCATAACTTCTCCTAGTGGGTATCTGCCCATGAGTCACCTACGTTAAACTCACCAGCCAAGGGGCACCTAAGCTTGAAGTGGATACCTGCTGCCTCTATGCAACTGGCTGCTAGTCCACCAAACCTATGGGCTTGATCTTCTCGCACTTCCACTTGAAACTCGTCATGTATGTTACCTACAAGTTTGTAGTCTAACTTCCATAACTTTGCGTACTTGTCAAGTATTATTAACGCTTGTTTCATAATTAATGCGCCTGCTGACTGTAAAAGAGAGTTAAGTGCTGCGTGTTCTGACCTGATGAATATCTTACGACCATCTAAGCCTGTCACGTAGCCCTTACCCGCTGATACTGCAACATTGTCCTTGAGTGTAGCCAGTGCTGGTGTAGCCCTTAGGAAACTATCCTTAAGGCGCTTACCCACTGCTCTGCCACCACCTGCAATACTGCCTATCTTCTCGTCACCTGCGCCATATAAATAAGCGTATATGAAAGTCTTCGCCTGATTTCTAGTATCAAGACCTGCGGCTTTCTGGTTAGCTGTGTGAATATCACCCGTAAGTATAGTGTTAGTATAGTCAGGGTCATTCATGTAATGCGCTAACATTCTAAGCTCAAGACCTGAGGCGTCTATGCCTACAAGTTTGTAACCTGAGTTAACAATCCAGCAACCTCTGCACTCAGGCCCATACAAGCTACTAGAGCTAGGCACCTGTGCTAGATTAGGCTTACTGTGTGTCATACGTCCAGTTACAGCACCATTAGTATTAACGTAACCATGTACACGCCCTGTGGTCTCGTCTGTGGCCTCTAGCCAGCTACGCACCTGAGCAATGCGCTTACCTACTAACAGGTATGAAGCAATCAACTCTGCTTCTGGTATGCCTTTAACATTCTTAAGAACGTCCTCAGACACGATAGGGTGACCTGTCTCCGTAAAGGTCTTAGGCTTCCAGCCAAAGTGCTTAAGGTAACGACCTATCTGTTGCCGTGAAGCAAGGTTAAAAACAGGCCAATCAATACGACTAAAAGGGCCACCTACTTCTTTCCATCTTTCACCGAGGAACTTGAGTCCAACGATACTGTAACTCCCATCTTTTTTAACTTTAGGTACAATGGTTTTGTAAAAGGTCGGCAAAGGTAAAAACACTTTCTGCACAATCTCTTCAAGCTCATATGACTTCTCCTGTAATTCTGCTACTAAATCTCTAGCCTTTGGCGTATCCAAAAGCCAGCCGTTTCTTACTTGTTCCTGTATAATACTTTGTACGCCATGCTCTAACTCAAGGCTGTCAGAACTAAATTCGTCTAGCTCTTTAAGTAAAGCTTTGTACACTTCATGGTTTACAGTTACGTCCTGCTTACAATACGTTAGCATATCAGGCGTGTACTGTGTCCAATCACTATAGTCACCCTTAGGGTAGCCTAGCTTCTCGCCCCAGTGTCCTAGGCTGTGTGCCTCTCGCTGTGGGTTAGCTAGTCTTGACATGACTAATGTGTCTGTAATCTTTACTGTAGAAAAGTCAGTCTTAAGAATACGCTTACACGCTGGTATGTCGTAACCTATAATGTTATGCCCTATAACCTCCTGTGCTTGTGCTATTGCTTTATTGAACTGAGACCATTGGCCCTCTACGTAAGTGACCACTGAACCAGTATCAATATCCTTAGTGACAATACACCAGACTTTTGTAGGCGCAAGCCCATTAGTCTCTATGTCAAACATTAATCTAGTCATTGTGTTACCTATAATAAATGTGTGAGCCAATCTTTACTACGACTGTCATATGATCTGCCCAGTACGGGTTAACATAGTCAGCATGGTAGTGCGTTGCACCTTCGGTAATGTCAATAGACTTACCAGATAACAGGTATTGTGCCAGTATAGTAGACTCAAGCATTGCCTTATCAGCATAAGGCTTATCATCTAAACCATCACACCACCAGCTATATTGGCACTGGTGTCTGATAGGGTTAACCTTATCCCACTCATTGTACTTAGCTTGCTTAACTACGCTACACACATCATTAGGATAACGCTTGTCTAACACTCTATTGAGTACGCTGTGACCTACTGCTATCTGCCCTGCTAATGGTTCACCTCTGGCCTCATGGTATATGTTTAAAGCCATACACAATACGATTGAAGTAATCATA